GAGTAGACACTCCAGAAAAAGGACATCGCGCTCAGTGCCCACAGGAAAATGCTCGCGGTCTAGCAGCCACTGAATTTACCAAAAATGCAATAGCAACCAGTCAAAAGCGACAGGTCACGCTGTATGCCTGGGACAAGTTTGGTGGTCGTGTGCTAGGTGACATCATACTAGATGGCCGTAGCCTGCGTCAAGGCTTGATTGCCAATGGTTTTGCCCGTGAATACTACGGTGACGCAAAACAAAGTTGGTGTAATTAAACGTCAGTCAAGATTGGGCATGTAAATACTGCATGTCCAATTTCTTTTGCGCAGCCCCTTGGCGTGGCCTGCATATCAATCCCCGTGGTGATGTTAAGACCTGCTGTGCAGGTGATCCCAACATGCTGGGCAATTTAAACACTAACACTATCACAGAAATTCTCAACAGTGAGTTGATGACTGAGATAAGAAATGACCTAGCTCAAGGTCGGCCACATAAGTATTGTAGCAATTGTGTGCAAGCAGAACGCTTTGGTGCAGACAGTGAACGCAAGTGGCACAACGACCAAAGCCCAGATATTGATTACGCGACTGCTGGAGACAGCTACCATTACCCTGTGATTGTAGATGTGCGATGGAATACCACCTGTAACCTTTCATGTAACTACTGTAGTGAATGGGCCAGTTCAAAATGGTCCGCACTCAAAGGTATTCCGTTCAAGTCCGGTAGTCGCCCCTATTATGAAGATGTGTGTGATTTCATTGCGGCACATCATGATCACATCCGGGACGTTGCTCTTGTAGGCGGCGAACCCTTGCTACTCCCTGAAAACGAACGACTGTTGGATGTAATCCCTGAAGATTGCACAGTCACGCTGATTACCAACATGAATGTGGATCTTGACCGGAACAAGATTTTTAAGAAACTAGCACAACGTAAAAAAGTTGGCTGGTCAATGAGCTTTGACAACATAGACAGTCGCTTTGAATATGTGCGTTATGGCGGCGAGTGGTCGCAAGTCAAACATAATCTTGCCATAGTCAAAGACTTATTCAAGCAAGGACACTGGGGCGGTATACATGCAGTGTACAACATCTACAATGCCACACGCATCACAGAGTTTCGTGAGTGGGCTGAAGCCCAAGGCGTAAGTGTGCTGTGGCAGAATTTGTTTCAGCCAGACTATCTTGATCCCTTCTTGCATGGTCCCAAAGTAGCTGAACTAGCAGCCGCAGAAATTGAACGTTTTTATGCCACAGGGCTTGCTACACCTGCTGAACGTCAGTTCTTTGATAATGCATTGAATACCTATCGCGGTGTAACACAAGAACGTACAGGCATTACTCGAAAGTTCAAGCAACATATTGTTGAAATTGAAACACAATACCACAAAGATCAAGCTGGTCAGTTTGAACTATTGTGGCCTGAGCTAGCACACTTGATTAAATGAAACCCTTACATCGATCAACAATCTATGCAGGACAAACACTGGAATGGTTTGATCCTGATTCAAAAGAAAACTATCTTGCACATCTCAAGCATCCTGAAAAGCGCAAACTGCTAGAACAATTTGGATGGGCACACTTGTCTACAGATGATCCTGTTACATATTGTTTTAACAGCGAAGGGTTTAGAACTGCAGAGTTTGATCAGCGCGAAAACTTTGTTGTAATTGGATGCAGTTTTACAACAGGGGTTGGTATTCAAGAGCACTACAGATGGTCCTCGCAGGTCAGCAATCAACTTGGCCTGCACTGCTGGAACCTGGGTGTAGCAGGCGCAGCCAGCGACACTTGTTATCGTGTGCTCAAGTATTGGTTGCCTGTGTTAAATCCAAAGGTTGTGGTGTTCTTAGAACCACGACCCAATAGAATTGAATTACACGATGAACACAGCGAGTTGCCACACATCATCAATTGGACCTACAATCACAAACCCTGGGGCGATGGCAGTTTTGCTAGGACATGGGTAACACACGAAGAAAACATGAGATTGCATGCTGAAAAAAATCGTGCGGCCCTTGCGTGGATTTGCCATCAACATGCGATTCCAATTGTGATGTTCAACCCAGCTGATTACCTTGACCTTGTGGAAGACAAACGTGAGTTAGATCTTGGCAGAGATTTACTGCACCCAGGGCGTAAAAATCATGCAGCCTTTGCTGATGTTGTGTACAAACGCATAATTAATACACTATGAGTATAAGTCCAGAAACAGTCCTTGTCAAAGCCCCGCATCGTAGGGAAACATTCACAGAAGAACAACTAACAGAGTTCATGCTGTGCGCTGACCAAGACTCAGGTCCGTTGTACTTCATGGACAACTTCTTCTATATTCAGCACCCCACACGCGGCAAGATGTTGTATCATCCTTTTGAATACCAAAAGCAACTGATCTACACTTATCACAATTATCGTTACTCAATTTCTTTGATGCCGCGACAGACCGGCAAGTCAACGTCAGCTGCTGGATACTTACTATGGTATGCTATGTTTGTGCCAGACTCAACTATCTTGATTGCTGCACACAAGTACACAGGTGCACAGGAGATCATGCAACGTATTCGCTATGCCTATGAACTGTGTCCCAATCACATTCGAGCCGGTGTAACCAGTTACAACAAAGGGTCAATTGACTTTGACAACGGAAGTCGTATTGTAAGCCAAACAACTACAGAAACAACAGGCCGAGGCATGTCTATCTCGCTCCTGTACTCAGACGAGTTTGCGTTCGTTAGACCCACAATTGCCAAAGAGTTTTGGACTTCTATTTCGCCAACACTGGCAACTGGTGGTAAAGCCATTATCACAAGTACTCCCAACTCAGACGAAGATCAGTTTGCATATTTGTGGAAAGGTGCCAACAAGACTGAAGATGAGTTTGGCAACCAACGACCCAACGGCTTAGGTATTAATGGATTCAAGGCCTATCGCAGTTACTGGCGTGATCACCCAGATCGTGGTGAAGAGTGGGGAGACGAACAGCGAGCACAACTAGGCGAAGAACGTTTTCGTCGAGAGATGGACTGCGAATTTGTTATCAATGATGAAACGCTAATATCGCCTATCAAATTATTGGAATTGGAAGGTGTAGAGCCTACACGTAAAACAGGACAGGTGCGCTGGTATGCACCTATACAGCACGACAAAATGTATATTGTAGCCCTGGATCCCAGTCTAGGCACCGGCGGTGATCCTGCTGCCATACAAGTGTACGAAGCAGATACCACAACACAGGTAGCAGAATGGCGCCACAACAAAACTGATGTACCAACACAAGTCAAAATCATGGCAGACATTGTGAAAGAAATCAATGCAGTAGTCAAGGACGAAAAGAAAGTGTACTACAGTGTGGAAAACAACACTCTAGGAGAAGCTGCTTTGATTTCAATTGCAGAGTACGGAGAAGAAAATATTCCAGGATACTTTTTGAGTGACAACTCAGTGCAAGGCACAGCAGGACGCAGGATACGTAAAGGATTCACAACCACAAACAAAAGCAAGATTGTGGCCTGTAACAAGTTTAAAATCCTTGTGGAATCTGGGCGTATGAAGATACACTCTAAACCCTTGATTTCTGAACTCAAAACGTTTGTGGCCATAGGCTCAAGCTACGAAGCCAAACCGGGAGAAACAGACGATCTTGTGATGAGCAGTTTGCTGGCCACACGCATGCTGATGTTGCTACAAACATATCACGCAGACCTAAACACACACCTTAAAGATCATGCGGACAATCAAATTGAACCTATGCCTTTCATTGCAATGATGCGCTAATGCTAAATATACAACTATGGCACAAGAACTCAATATTGAACAAAAACTAGCGGATTTGCTGGACACCCGTGATTTCTATCCTGAAACACTGGGCAAAGACGGCCGCCCTGCTGATGCCGCAGAAGCCAAGACATTTACATTTGACTATGTTAGTAGTTCGGGCAAGAATTATGGTACCATGGTTATTGTGTTGGCCAATGACAATGAAATGATGATCATGTACGGGGACAACCTTGGCAAGACCATGGAAGATCCAGACGATCGTGATGAATTTTTTGAATTCCAACAACAGCTGATGGAATTGGCCAACCGCAATCGCTGGGACGGCACACTCATGGACATCAGCAAGCTCAAGCGAGTGCAAGCAGGTATTGCTGCCATCAAAGAAGGCCTGTTTGAAGGCTATTATGGCAACCGACGCACAAGCTACAGCGGCGAGCCTACAGAAGCACGACTGGTAATCAATCACAATCGTGTGCTAGGTGAAAACGATAAACGTTATCGCTATGTAGAAAGTTTGTTTATTGAAACCGCTGATCGTGAACGTTTCAAATTGGCTTTTACTAATCTAGCAGGCGGGCGTGCCATGTTAGAACATGTGCGCCAAGGTGGCAAACCTTACGACATTCGTGGCTGCCATATTAACGAAATGGTTACAGAAATGAAAGTTCTCAGCAGATTCAACCGTGCTAGCCAAGGCCGTGTGGTTGAAGGTGTCACGCAAGAAATTACAACACAAGCACAAACTTACTATCAAAGTCTACGTGAAAGCATCAAGCGCATGGGCACACCACGTGGATACAGTTCTTACTTTGAATCTTGGCACCCTGCCGAGATCGGCGCACAAGAGGAACTGGTAGAAAACATCAAAACAATGTTTATTGAACAAACATTAGACACACGAATCGAAGAGGCTCTGCCACTATTGGCTCGTATACAACAACAAGGAAATGCTATGAAAGAAGCAGACATATTTGAATCGTGGATCAACACACTGGCTGAAGGTACATGGAACCTGCCCGAGACACCTGAGCAATTGCAAAAGCTCAAAGAACTAATGAGTACAGAACTTGTAGTAGGCCCAGACGCTACCAATGCCACAGAACAGTTGTATGACCTAGTGGGCGACGATGAACTGTTTGATCGTCTTGAGGCACTGGCCGCTCGTGATCCACGTGCTAATGCCTGGAACGACACAGAAGTCATGGCACGGTTGCGTGAACTAGGTATCGAAACCCCTGATCAAGAACCTGCTGGTGCAGAGCCCGGCATACAACCTGAACAGCCAGTGGCACCTACACAAGACATGCCTCAGGAACCCCCAATGGCTCCTATCAGCGAAGCAGATGACACATCAACGTTTGAAAGTATCAATGCCATGCGCAAGGCTGCAGGATTGCCTGTTGTGGAAAGTCGCAATGCAGAAGGCAGCGAATACATTGACGAACTAGTGGGCAAGGTTCTAGCATTAGAAAAACCAGGAATGAGCACAAACCGTGACAACGATGATTTCTACAAAGCCGTGTACGACGAATTAATTGAAATAGGCATGACTCCAAAGGCAGCTCGTTACAAAATCAACTACGACGAAGACTTTATAAGTGATGTGGCATCGGCATATCACCATTTTACTAGTCACCCTGAAGTCAAGGAAGGCGCAGCCGTAGATGCATACATGGCAGGCAAGAGTCCAGCACTGGCTCACTTTGCTGACCAACTGGATAAAAGTCATGAAGTAAAAGAAGGTTCATGCAACATGACCGCAGAGGGTGAATACTGCCCTGAACACGGACTCATGGAATGCGGCAGCATGTATGAAATGGGCACAGTAGCAGGCTCTGTAGCACCTGTCGTCATGGGCGAAGGCGCTGGAACCTGGAAAGTCTACGATGATGAAGAATTTGTAATGGATTACAACCCTGTAAAATACGAAATTGTCAACGGCAAAGATTTGGTAGCACGATTAGATGCTGAAAACATTGACTTTACACATGTGGTAAGTCCAATGGGTATCAAGACGTATGCACCAGGCCTTGACCCAAGAGCCTATCCCGTAGACGAAGCCAATGACGATCCCATGAACAGCAACAGTGCTATCACTGGCGCCTATTATGAAAGCAAAGACGGCGACGCATTGTTGGCTAGAATAAAAAGTCTGGCACTAGTAAAATGATTTAAATATGGGCATGCTAAACTTTAGTAATGCCCAACAAATCCTTCCCACAGTCTGGCGTTTGCCAGACTTTTTCTTGGACTTTGAATCTGTACGTCACAGTTATCGCAGTCCAGAACAGCCATGGACCACACAGTATCCCAATCGACTGTTAACACCCTGGAGTTCTAATTCCACACTAGAGTCTGCACTAGCACTAGCACCTGCTCAGATCAAACAACTAACTGGACAAGCGGTCCAACAACAAGTGATCTATTCCAGCTTGGACTTGAGCAGCAGTCAGATCATGATGCACAGGCTGCATCCAGATATTCGCTGTTTTATTCAAGTATTCATGGGTTCAGAGCCTGCTCCTGAAATGTCAAGTGTGTTTTGCAACAACCTACTAGTCAACGCTGATCATCCTACTGACTATGCAGACATATCAGAGTTTAATCCTGCAGATTTAGTCAAAGTAAAATACCGCCCCAATGAAGCCTGGTTAATGATTAACCAACCTAGAACATTTTTTGGAACGGCATATGAAGTTGCACCTAACTCAGTGCGTGAAACTGTGAACTTACACTTTGGCTCGGAACTGCCAGCAAGCACTTAATCTTGTGCCTGTAATGAGATCGGCATGATGCTCTTTGCGGTCAGTGTTTAGATTGATGTAGCCTGTGTTGGGTACAAAATCAAAACGTGTGCGAGGATCGCTGTGAGTAAACTCAGTACCGTGCACATCACCATGGGTCCACAAGTACACTTGATAAGTTACAACTAGTAATTCAGCGTCTGAGTGGTAAGGACAATGCCAGCCACTGAGATCCAGCCACATCTTGCACTCGGCAGGCATAAGCGTGATACCAGTAATACGTTCTAGAGCAGGCATTATTGTGGGAGCCATGTCCTGCAGTTGTTTTAGTGTGGGTGACTCAGGGGTGAGTTGCAGTCGATATTCCAAGCAGTCAGCATGACGATGCCATGCATCCACATGATTCAAATGTGTAGATGCTAGTTCTTTAAACGTTTCTGGGCCAAAGCAGTTTTTTACGCTCCAAAGGCGGTGAGCAACTGATTGAACTTCAGCATCTGTGTCGTATATTCGGTGTGTGGTCATAACAATATTTACTTTGGTAATAGCCTGTTAACGTTTTTATAGTTTGCTCTAGAGCAAACTTCGATGTAAAAAATTCTTGATGTTGTTGAATTCATCAGTGGTCCATGACTGTATGAGTTGGTGATTGTGTTCTAATACATCACGAAACTCTGGATAGATATTCCTAGCGTCAGTATGATAGAGTTTTCTAATCTCGTGCCAGGCCATGGTAAACCTCTTTTGATCATTTGGCTCGTTATCATAACTTTCGTTAATTATGTCCCCGTGAAATGTTCGAAATCCTAGTTTGCGTAGATTTTTTAACAGCCCAGCAGAGTTGAACATTATAAAGATACGTTTGGCAAACAAGCACTTGGCAACTTTTTCAGTTAGAAAGTTCAAGTTGTTACCAGTGTCACTGTCTTCGCACACTATGCTATACCATGAACACTGATAAATGTGCCAAGGCACCTGTAACCATTGTGCTGGTGCGCTAGTGTAAGAAGGAGGTTTCTCAATACTTTCTAATGCTGAACTAGTGTATTTTTTAATTTGTCCATTACGAAGGTACCCTACTGGATCCAGCATGTAGATTTGATCCCAGTCATACTCACTCTGCGCTGGTTCCATTTCGGCCAAAGTAGCACTCATTTCGTTGGCTTCCAGTATTCTATACAACAGGTGCAATCGACTGGTGTTAACTGGTCCCATCATTGCATCAAACATGTATTTTCGGAACGGAGTGTTGATTTCAGTAATCTCCTGATATGTGTTTGATTGAACAGTCATTCCAAATCTAGGTTGCGAATTACAATACATGATTTCTGCTGGAGGCATCGTATCCTGCCATCTTCCAGAAAATATACACCGAATTTTTTCTGTTCCTAGATTTTCACACAATTGCCCGTACACAATAGGCCAACGGCTCTGCATGGCACAGTCGGTGTAGGTGACAACAAGATCCGCCCAAGACAAGTCCATCGCAGAATCAATTTGCTCGTAACTGAGCCAAACAATTTTTCGATACGACTCTACAGTAGCTGATTCACATCTTGCTGACAACTCGTCAGGGTCTTGGCATAACTTGATATTGGGAAACAACTCGGCAAACGGCAGCACAGGTGACTCTGCAGTCCAATAGGAGTGTGGATCCCAGATGTAAAAATCTACTTTGGGCAAAGGTAATAGTTCTTGGGTCATGGTGGAGTGTGATATTTATTTGACAAAAATTTCACCTTTTACTATTGTGATGCTAAATAAAAGCGTATACAATACAACTTGTATGCACAGGCAACTAAGCATCTAAATTTTTAGATAGGCATATAACATAGGCAACTTAACAAGGAGAAACACTATGGCATCATTAGCAGAAATCAGAGCACGACTACAGGCAGCAGAAAGCAACAAAGGCGGACAAGGTTCGCAAGGTGGCGGAGACAAATCGATCTACCCGCACTGGAACATGGAAGAAGGCCAATCGGCTACACTACGCTTCCTCCCTGATGGTAACACAAAAAACACATTCTTCTGGCAAGAACGAGCAATGATTCGTTTGCCTTTCAACGGCATCAAAGGAGAGATGGATTCCAAGCAGGTTATGGTACAAGTACCCTGTGTTGAGATGTGGGGCGATGCTTGTCCAATCTTGGCAGAAGTACGTACATGGTTCAAGGACAAGAGCCTTGAGGACATGGGTCGTAAGTACTGGAAAAAACGCAGTTATATTTTCCAAGGCTTTGTTCGCGAGAACCCAATTAGCGACGACAAAACACCAGACAATCCTATTCGCCGATTCATTATCGGTCCTCAACTGTTTACACTTATTAAAAGTGCGTTGATGGATCCTGAGTTGGAAGAATTGCCAACAGACTTGATGCGTGGTCTGGACTTCCGCATTACCAAGACCAGCAAAGGTGGCTATGCTGACTACAACACTAGTAAGTGGGCACGTAAGGAATCTGCACTGACAGAAACTGAACAAGCCGCAATCGAAGCACATGGTTTGTTTGACTTGAGCACATTCTTGCCCAAGCGTCCAACAGACGTAGAGTTGAAAGTGATCAAAGAGATGTTTGAAGCATCTGTAGATGGTCAGCCGTACGATACAGAACGTTGGGGTCAATACTTCCGCCCAGCAGGAGTTGGCGCTCCTCAAGGTGGCAGCACAGAAGAAGCCGCAACTCCAGCAGTGGCAGCACCTGTAGCACGTACCGCAACTCCTGCTCCTGTGGCAGAATCGGCACCATGGGAAGAAGACGCTGCCGAAGCAGCCTCTGCACCAATTGCAACACCCAAGCCAACACAAAATGCACAAGACATTTTGGCCATGATTCGTAGCCGTCAAAAGTAAAACACTTTGGCATCGCACAGAGGGGGAACCCTCTGTGCATTTCTTTTTACATAGGCAAAATATGGGAAAACCATTTGACATTTCAAAATTCCGTAAGGAAATTACTAAAAGTATTGACGGCCTCTCAATCGGCTTCAATGATCCCACAGACTGGATCTCCACAGGCAACTATGCCCTAAACTATCTTATCTCTGGCGACTTCAATCGTGGCATTCCACTGGGCAAGGTCACTGTGTTTGCCGGTGATTCTGGTGCAGGAAAAAGTTATATCTGTTCAGGCAACATTGTGAAACATGCTCAAGAGCAAGGCATTTTTGTGGTGTTGATTGATAGTGAAAACGCACTCGACGAAGACTGGCTCAAGGCCTTGGGCGTTGACACTGGACCAGATAAACTGCTCAAGTTGAGCATGGCCATGATTGACGACGTAGCAAAAACTATTTCAACATTCATGAGCGACTACAAGACCTTACCGGACGGCGAACGTCCTAAAGTTCTTTTTGTTATCGACTCACTCGGTATGCTGTTGACACCTACTGATATAAATCAGTTCGACAGCGGTGACCTAAAAGGCGACTTGGGTCGCAAGCCTAAAGCTCTAACTGCCTTGGTTCGTAACTGCGTCAATATGTTTGGTAGCTACAACGTTGGCTTGGTTTGTACCAACCACACATACGCAAGCCAAGACATGTTTGATCCAGACGACAAGATCAGCGGTGGGCAAGGTTTCATCTATGCAAGCTCAATTGTGGTTGCCATGAAGAAAATGAAACTCAAAGAGGACGAGGATGGCAACAAGGTGTCAGAAGTCAACGGTATTCGTGCAGGCTGTAAGGTCATGAAAACACGCTATGCCAAACCCTTTGAAGGTGTGCAGGTCAAGATTCCCTACACCACAGGCATGAGCCCTTATTCAGGTCTAGTGGACTTGATTGAAAAGAAAAACTTGCTCAAGCGTGAAGGCAACAGCCTGGTGTTTACAACTAGCCAAGGTGAGATTATCAAGAAGTTCCGCAAGGCCTGGGAAAAGAACGATGATGGATGCTTGGACACAGTAATGAAAGACTTTGCGAATCAGAAGGAAGAGGTAATTACAGTTGAGGAGGACGCTGAATGAGCGAAGCAATAGCCGCAGAAATGTGGGGAGAACTCAAACGTTTTGTAAACACAGTAGATCGCGCCGAAGCTGCTGAAACTGTGGTGCAGATTTTGATGGACAATGACAGCGATGTAGAAGATATTCGAGATGCATTCAAAGGCGACTCGGATATCAAACGTGCATTAACTGCATATCTTGACAACGACAAAGATTACGTTGAAGAAGATG